GCATCGGATCGTCGGCGAGGTATCCGCGTATCATCCGGTCGCCCGACGGGTCGGAGCGACGGATCGTCAGCATCCTTCCCGCCAGCGCGTTGATCCGGTCGCGCAGTGCGGCCGTCTCGACGCTCGACCTGCATACGGAGCACACGTCGAGGCCGATCGTCCGCGATTCCGTCAGGATCCGGTCCGGCTCGAACGCGCCGTCGGCTGAAGGCGCGTCCACCGTCCCGGTCTTGGGAGCCGGCACGCCGAGCACGCCGTCCATCCCGTCCCGGACGACGAACAGGCCGCCATACCCGTGGGGTTTGCGATCATGGATGGCGATGACGTCCGTGCCGCTTTCGATCGTGATCAGCATCACCAGCCCCCGTATCTGCGCTCACGCGCCTCGACCATGCGCACCGCCAGCTCCGTGTTGTCCGTGTACAGGTTGAAGACCTGCGGACGTCTTTTGGACAGCAGTTCGATCAGCGAGTCCAGTCTCACCGCCAACCCGTCATATGAGACGGTTCCCGTGGACTGTTCCGGCCGCTCTGGCAGCCGTCCCGTACTGTTGATCGCGTCCAGCGTCGTGTATCCGATCCTGCTGGCGCTTTTCGCGCGCAGCACATATTCTCCGCTGCTCAACGGGGTGATCTGCGCGGTGTCGCTCATGCGGCTGCCGGGTCCTGTAACCCTGCCTCCGCCGATGAGGCCGCCGTACGCCTTGCCGCCGCCGGTGACCATGTTGACCACGGCGTTCCACGCGCCTGACGCGATGCTGCCGAGCTTGCCGAGGATCCCGTCCAGGGGGCCGGAAGCGTTGTCGCGCACGTTGACGGTCGCGGTGGCGCTGCAGTTGCCGAACCTGTCGACGGCGGTTTTGGCCGTTGCGGTCCTGTTCAGGGCGCTGGTGTTGTCCGTGTCGAGCCTGGACGTGTCGGTGCGCGCACCGAAGCTGCGCACGCTCGTGGTCGCCTGACTCGTCTTGCCGAGCGCGGACGTGTTGTTCGTGTCGAGCGTGGACGTGTCGACTCGCGCGCCGAAGTTGCGCACGCTGGTGGTGGCCTGCGCGGTCTTGCCCTCGGCGTCCGAATTGTCCGCCTTCAGCAATGCCGTGGGCTCCATGAGTCCGAACAATTGCAGCTGGGCGCTGACCGCGTTCAGCTGCGCATTCGCGTCGGACGGGTCGGCCTTCAGGAAGCTGGTCACGATGTCGGGCAGCGTGTCCATGTTCAGCTTCAGCCCGTCGATGTTCCCGTTCGCGGCGTCGGTGAGCGCCTGCATGAACGTGGTCTTCTGCTCGGGAGTCATGTTCAGCGTGTCCAGATACGCCTGTACCTCGAGCTTCGCATCGTCCGCGTTCAGTCTCACGTCGGTGGTCACGTCCGAGGGGATGAGTCCCAAGGCGTCGGCGACGGCGGCCGCCTGCTCCGGGGTCTGCCCGAGGGCCTGCAGCTGGTTGATGAGCGCGTCGCGCATCTCCTGGACGCGGTTCTTCGCGGTCTGCACCGCCTGGTCCATGCCGCCGTACGCGTCGGCGTTCGCGATGATGCTGTCCACGTTCTGCCAGACCGACGCGCTGAACTGGTCCAGTGCGCCGCGGCTGGCGTCGCTCATGGACGACAGGTCGCTCATCGCGTCCCCGTTGGCCTTCAGCGTGGTGCCCAGTTCGGACACGCTTGCGCTGACTCCCGCATATGCCTGGTCGATGCCGTCCGCAGTCTGCGTGGCCTCGACCATGGCGGCGATGTTCTCCTTGTACGCGTCGCGCAGCTTGTGGGCCTGCGCGCTGACGATGCCGAGCTTCATGTTCTGCCCGCCGAGCGCCTCGATCCAGTTGTCGGCGCCCGCGTCGAGCTCGGCCATGGCGTCCGCGTCGCCCTCGACCGCACGGCGGAACGTGTCGAGACTCACGTTGGCGTTGTCCAGGGCGGTCATCAGGGTGCCGTCGCTGATGCCTGGGATCTGGAACGTGGCGAGCTGGTCGAAGAACCCGAGCTTGCCGGTGTCATGGTCCTCGAGCGCGGCGAAGTACGATTCCGCGCCGTTCGACGTCTCGAACGCCTCGTCCAACGCCTTGACCTGGCGTTGCGCGGCGGACGCCTGGCTGGCGACCGCCCCCAGGTAGCCGGCGACCAGTCCGGCGGTCACGCCGATCTTCACGGAGGAGACGCCGTCGAGCTGACTGGACACGGATCCGACCTTGCCAGCCGCGTCCTGCGACTTGGAGCCGATTCCGGCGATGCCGGACGCGATGCCGCCCAGCACGCCGGCCGCGCCCCTGGCGATCGAGATGATGGTGCCGAGCGGCTTGTGGAAGGCGACCAGTCCGATCGCGGCCGCCTGCACTGGTTCGGGCAGGTCCGCGAACACGCCCACGAGGTCGGCGATCACGGGCAGCAGGGGGCTGATGGTCTTCAACGTGCCGGCGAGCAGACCGAACACGCTGTTCGCCCCGTCCAGTCCCGGGGTGAGCTCCTTGAGCTCGCCGGTGATGTCGCCGAACCCGTCGACGAGCGAATCGAACGCCTCGCCCAGATCGCGGGTGACCCGTGGGTCGAGGTCGAACACGTCGCCGATGGCCTGCGCGAGGTTCCCCTTGAGCAGGCTGTCCGCGGCCTTGCTGAAGCGCTTCTGCAGATCATCGAGGTTGTCGCTGATGTCGTCGGTGAAATCCGAGACGATGTCGGTCGCGCCGCCCAGCGCCTTGGTGAACGCGGGTTTGACCGCGTCCAAACCTTTGGTGATGAGCTTCTGCACGGCCGCGTCCCAGTTGCCTACCGCGCCCTCGAACGTCTTCGTGCTTTTGGCGGCCTCGACCGCGGCGTCGGTCATGCCGAGCTCCATCAGCGCCTGGTTGAATTCCTCGGCCGAGATTTCGCCCTTCTCCATGGCGTCGCGGAAGTTGCCCGACGTGTAGGCGCCCATCTTCTTGAGCGCCTGCTGGATCTTGCCGCTGGCGCCCGGGATCGCGTCGGACAGCTGGTTGAAGTTCTCGGTGGTCAGCTTGCCCTGGCCGGCGGTCTGGGTGAGCACCATGCCGACGCTTTTGAACGTTTCGGCGTTGCCTCCGGCGACTGCGTTGAGGTTGCCGGCCGCCTCGGCGAGCTTGTCGTAGTCCTTGACGCCGTTCGCGGCCAATTGGGCGGTCACGTTGCGGATGTCGGCCAGATCGTACACGGTCGCGTCCGCGTACGCCTGCGTGCTCTTGGTCAGCCGGTCGATCGTAGCCGTGTCCACGCCGGCGAAGTCAAGCGTGGACTTGAACTTGTCGGTGCTGTCGGACGCCTCGACGGCGGCGTTCATGTATTTGCCGAGCCCGGAGACGAGCAGTTCGGTGGCCTTCGCCGCCACGCCGGCTATCGCTCCGATGCTCAGACCGCTCGCGGCCTTGTCGAAGCCCCTGGCCCACTCCTTGCCGCTCTTCGACCCCTGCCCGGACGTGTCGACCTTGCCGAGGGCTTTGGTGATCTGTTTGCCGAGGCCCTTGGTGGAGGCTTCGATGTTCACGTACGCGGTCGCCAGTTGCACACCGTCCGCCATGATGCCTCCTTCAGGTGATGTTCACGCGGCTCTTGTTGAGTTTCTCGAGGAGCTGTTCGGGTGTGTCGAACGCCTCGACCCCGTTCGGATTGTCCGGTTCGGGATCCGTTTCATCGGGTTGGGCGAGCTGGGGCATGCGTTCGACGAGTGCGCGCCGGCTGGCCGCCTCCTGGGGGAGCCATGCGGTCAGGTCGGCCAGCAGCGCGTAATCGGTGATATCGAGGCTCGTCCGGTAGTACCTGCGCAGATCCGCGTCCAAGGCGTCGGGGGTCTTGCGCAGGTAGAGGACGAGCGTCAGGAGTTTGGGTTCATCGCCTCGATCGCGCAGTTCACGAACAGGGGGATCTGGTCGATGGGCACGCGGCCGTCCGCGCCGCGCAGTTTCGCCAGTACGCCGCGCCATGCGCCGTGCGGGTAGAGCAGGCGGAGGACGGCGTAGATGTCCGCGGTGAGCTCTCGGGTGTCACCGCGCTCCTGGGCGTCCTCGACGCCGAGGAGCAGGCCGGTGAGCTCACCGTCGCCGAGCAGCGCCCGGTCGGGCACGGTGAAGGTCCTGCCGTCGTAGTCGAAGGTGTCCGGCTTGCGCTCGTCGGCGAGCTGCTTGGCGGTCTTCGCGGTGGTGGTCATGATGGTCTCCTATCTCAAAGCATGTGGTCGCTTGTGTCTCCTATCTGCGGGTCGGTATGGGTGCGCCCCGTACGCCGATAGGAGCAAGCGTGCGGGGCGCCGTATGGGATGGGTCAGTCGGCGGCGGTGACGGTGACGTCGAAGCTCTTCGACGTGCCGCCGACCGCGACGGTGACGGTGGCCTTGCCGGCCTTCTTCGCGGTGATCTTCACGCCTTCGGCGAGCAGGGTCTCCGGGGCGCTGGACGTGACCGTGAAGCCCTGGGTGATCTTGACCTCGCCCCTGTCCTCGACCTGCACCTTGACGGCGAGATCCTGGGATACGCCCACGGTCATGCTCGACTCGGGAGCGGTGTCGCCGGTGGAGGTGACGATCTCGAAGTCGTCGATGAGTGCGGCGATGTATTCGCGGCTGGTGCCGCCGTCGATGCGGCTGTCGGCGTTCGCGGCCAGGGTGACGCCCCAGCCCTTCGCGTCGGACAGGTTGTAGGTGATCTCGGCGGCCTCGCTGATGCTGGCGCTGGGGATGACCAGCCGGTCGGCCCGATTGCCGGTCAGGCTGATCTCGAACACCCACGAGCTCTGGTCGGTGGGCAGGCCGTTGTGGGTGATCTCCATGTTGCCCAGTTCGTCGACGCGCACGTTCTGGTCGCCGAAGCGCGCCTTGGCGGCTCGCTTGTTGGTCTCCAGCATGACCAGCGTGTATGTCTCGGAGCTGGAGGTCACGATGGTCAGCACGGTGACGCCGCCCATGTCGGTGATGCTCGCGGTGCTCGAGTCCGTGGCCAGGCTGATGCCGTCCTGGTTCAGGTAGCCGACGTTCTCGAACGCGCTGTCGAGCGGTTCGTCGGGTGTGGTCGGCAGCGGGGTGCCGATGGGCGCGCGGTAGGCCACTCCCCCGTACTTGGGCTTGCCGTAGCTGACGTTGCGCGCATTGTTCGCGATAGCCATAATCAGTTTTCCTTTCGAATGATTAGTAGAGTTCGGGCAGTGTCGGCGCCAGGCCGACCTGCAGGTTCAGTTCCGCGTACCACCGTCCCGTGTCGGGGTCACGGTCCGTGTACAGGCTGAGCACGTCCAGCATGTGAACCGCGGGATGCTCCACGCTCATGAGGCGCAGCATGTCAAGCGTGCCACGCCCCTCACGCATGGCCTCGGCCTCGCTCGCGTGCCAGCAGCGGACGGTGAGCAGCGGCTCGTCATGCAGCGGGTCGATGCGTCCGCCCGTGCGGCGCACGGTCGTGAACGGCGGGTCACGGTCGGCCGGCACGGTGGTGGACACCGGCATGCCGTCGACGGGATGCGACGTGAGCCAGGAGACGATCAGACTCACGGGGTCGATGGTGGAAGGCATGATGCGTCACCCCTTCAACGCCCTGAGGAGGGTCTGGTGCTTGCGGTTGTCGATCATCGCGGCCGCGTTCGAGGTGATCACGCCCACGCGGCCGCGATGCGACTGCGCCTCCGCCGGCTTCGCCACATACAACGGCCCGCCGTCGCGGAAGCCCTTCGCGCCCTTCAGCGTGGGCGAGGCCATCGCGTTCGCACGGTCGGCGACCTGCCGGCCCTGCCGTTCCAGTTCGGCGAGCACCGGCCCGCTGTTGCGCAACGCGTCGAACGCGTCTCTGTGGAGTTTCACCTTGATCGCCATGTCAACCCTCCCCTCGGGTTACGGGGACGCTCATGTTCCAGTCGGTCGGCGTCATGCCGCCGTCGACGGGCATGGGGTCGCCGATCACCCGGTATGGTGTCGGTTCGTCGCGGATGAGTATCCCGCAGCCGCGCAGGCTTCCGCACTCGTAGGTTCTGGGGAACAGGAGCGTGGCGTCCACGCGGATCCCGTCGGGCCTGTCAACGTCCGACGGTTCGCTCATGGATGGCGGCTGGACGAGCACGTTGGCCACGTACTCGACGGTTTCGCCGTGGACGGGGTTGCCGTACTCGTCCTTGCCCGTGGTCGTATGGCGGATTACGGTGACGGTCTCGCCTCTCATGCGACGCCTCCCATGTGGATGTGGAACGCGGTTTGCACGCCCTTGCCGAGGGATTTGCGTTCGGCGGATGTGAGGTACAGGTCGCCGTCCGGGTTGCTGTAGCTCATGCTTTCGCTGAAGCTGCCTGCGGTCTGCGTGCTCTGGCTGACGCCGGCGCGGTCGAGGGCGAGCATGGCGCGTTTGACCATCTGGCAGGCGATGCGTTTCAGGGTCGCGTCGGACGCCTCGCGCCAGTGTGGGCATTGGGTCATGATCAGGTCGCTCGCGTCGGCCAGGAGTGTTGTCGCGGTCTCGCGTTCGCCGTCGAGCAGCGGACGCCATCGGGCGGCGAGGTCGTCCGGTGTGGCGAAGGGAGGCTTGGGCGGTTTCTCATCGTCCGTCATATCGGGCCTCCCCTCGTTCAGCTTGCGTTGAGCACGCCGCCCGCGCGCAGGCTGGCGAGCAGCGCGTTGACCGTCGTGATCGCGGCGGCCGCGTCCTCGCCGCTCACGTCGGGCACGGCGGCGCACTTGGTGAAGCTCGTGCCGTCGGCGCCAGCCGGCCCCTGCGCGCCGGTGTCTCCCTTGTCGCCCTTCGCGCCGGCTGCGCCTTTGAGGTTCGTGAAGGCGAGTTTCAGGACGCCGTCCTGGACGCTGCCAGTGCAGGACGGGGTTCCGGTGTTGTCGTCGACGGTGACCTGCACGGACGTGATCGCGGAGTCACCGCCGCCGGTGAACGGGCTGCCGTCGGGGTTGACGAGGTCGACGGGCATGCTCAACGGGCCGGGCTTCTTCTTTTTCCCGGGCTTCTGGACGATGAGGGTCTGGGACGGGTACGCCATGGTCACTCACCCGCCTTGAGCACGGCGATGCCCTTGGGGTCGAGGATCGCGTACGAGTAGAGCGCCTCGGTGCGGTAGGCGATCTGGTTGTAGCCCTTCAGGTCCTTGCCGGTGTTGTCCGGGTCGCCGTACTCGATGATCTCGCTGGTGATGTCGCGCACCATGCCCCACTTGATCAGGCTGAAATCGCCCAGGAACGCGAGCACGCCGGTCGCCGGGGTGATCAGCCGGCCGTTGACGGTGCCGCTGGTGGCGGCGGGGATGCCGTCGAGGTTGCCGACCTGCAGGTTGATCGGGATCTCCGGGTACAGGCGCATGCCGGTGGACGGGACGCGCAGCTTGCGCAGCTGAGCGGCCCATGTCTTGCTCAGGGCGATGCCGTTGATGTCGTATTCGTCGGACACGGCCTCGGCCAGCGCGTCGATGTCGGCCACCTCGTCGCCTTCGGACGTGACCTGCACGGCGGACGTGGACAGGGCGGTGAACCCGTCGAGCGTGGTCTTGGGCTTGGGGTTGAACGCGTGGTAGACCACGTAGTCGAGCACGCGGCCCAGCGCCTTGCCCTGGTCGTCCTGGATGTTCTTGACGATCTGCAGCTGGTTGTCCTCGTCGGCCCACTTGAGCTCGCTGGAGACGCGCGTGGTGGTGACGACCTTGAACCGTTTGCCGACCACAGGGGTCAAGGTCTCCTCATAGCTGCTCTTCTGCGCGCCCTCGGCCACGACCTCGGCCTCGCTGCTGCCGTTGAACACCATGTAGTCCTTGTCGAGGAACAGCTGGGGTTCGGCGGGGCTGAGCGCGGCGATGGTGCTGGTGTCCTTGGCCTTCTTGGTGATGACGGTGGCCACTTCGTGGGGCAGTTTGATCTTGGTGGTGTCCATTGCCATGATGATCGGTCCTTTCGGTTATTCGTTTCGGCCGAACAGCTGGCCCACGTAGGAGCGCAGGCTCGTATCGGCGTCATTGGTCTTGTGTTCGGGTGTGCGGCCCGGGTCCTTCAGGCCGGCTCCTTTGGGTTTGGGGTGGAGGACGGCGTCGAGCTGTTCGGCGTGCGCCTGGATGTCCTCGAGCGTGCTGCCGCGCAGCAGATCGGCGGGCACGCCGGTCTTCTTGGAGACCTCGGCCTTCCATGCGGCCTGCTGTTTCTCGGACTCGTAGGCGGCGTTCTTCGCCTCAAGCTCGCTGATGCGCCTGGCGGTCTTTTCGGCCTCGCTCATCTGCGATTCCTTGAGCTTTTCCAGCTCCTCGGCGGCGGCCTTGTTGTCCTTGGCGCGCTTCTCCCATTCACGGGAGTGCTTTACCGCGTCGTGGTATTTCGCCTCCCAGTCGATCGGCTCGCCTTCGCCTTCCCCGCCATCGGAGCCGCCGTTGTCTTCCGGCGGATTGTCGATGAAGCGGATGCGGCGCATGAGCATGGCGTTGCGGTGCATGATGGTTCCTCCTTGATGGGTTTGATGGGCCCGTTCCGGGCGTGGTGGTTTGATGAGCCCGTTCCGGGCGTGAAAGAGCCGTCCGTGCGGACAACGAAAAAGTGCTAGAATAGTTTGTGAAAGCGGATTCCTACCTGGGTTAATTCACTGGTGTCTGGGCCGCTTTCCTCATATATCTGGTCAATCGGCTATCGACGCAATCCCAGAACAAGACCTCGTCTATATAGGTGAATTCATCGGAATCCATTATTTTTCTGATTTCCGCAATCATTGCTTCGGCTGATGCATGATTTTGTATGTTGGAGATAAGCAGCTTTGACGTCCCTTTATCGTGAGCCTTCTTGAACTGATTTTTCACAGTCTTTTCCTGATTCCAGGAATCAGGAATTTTGAATTCCCATGGCACGTCATTGAGATAAGCGTCGGGGGTTTTCACACCGGTCTTGTTGATCTCCTTAATGAACCGGACATCGAAACCTACTGTCGCCAGCTGTTTACCTACCTCCCACTCCTTACTGAGCGGTTTGGCTCCGCGCTCCTTGTCGACCTCGCATTCGTCGGTTATGGCATTGGCCCAATCGCGGTTACGTTGGTCGATTTCACGGGCGATCATGCGCGCGGAGAACTCGTTGAAATTCTCCCAGCGACGTTTTTTGGTTTTGCGATCGACGACCATGATGCGCTCGTCTGGATATCTGGCTTCGAGCCCGTCCTCGACGGTCTCGCGGCATTTCAGGTACCGCTGGTACAGGACGTCGGGGTCGTAGCCCTCGACTATCGGCTTGTCCTTGTCCCAGCTGGGCACGATCTCGCAGTTGCAGTCGTTGTGGTATTTCCTGAGCTCGCCGGCGGCCTCGGCGCTCGAATACACCCAGCCGCGGGAGGCGAGCATGATGCACCATCCGCAGGTCGGCCCCTGGGGGACGCGCGCGAACCGTGGCTTGCGCGGATCCCGCTCCACGTTGCGCGTAATGGTGTCCCGACCGCCCTGCTTGACCCACCGTTCCATGCTGGCCATCATGTAGCGGCGCAGCTTGTCCGGGTCGTCGCCCCACAATGCGCCGGCCTGCGTGCGGATGCCCTCGCGGATCCACCGGGTGGCGTCGTCGTAGCCGACGCTCACCTCGAAGTCGTCGTCGAACCATTTCAGCCGCATGGTCTCGTACCATTCGGCGGCCGCCGCCCCATCCACGTCCGCGTACTTGCCCGCGAGCGCGGAGACGAGTTCGAGCAGGGCGTCGCGTTGTGCGGCGGGGTCGTCGTAGTAGCGGGCCATGACGGAGTCCCAGATTTTCTGCAGTTCGCGTCTGGCCTGTTCGACGGTGCGGTTATGCGCCTTGTTCAGCCGGTTGAGGTCCTCGCGGTCCGGTGTTTGGCTGGGTTGGTTGTCCGCCATCGGCGCCTCCGTTCACGAGCTGGTCGAGCACGCCTCTGGCCTGTTGGGTTTTGACGGCGCTGATGATGGAGGCGACGTCGTCCTGGCTGAATCCGGCGTAGCGCCATCCGGCCTCGCTTTGGGCGAAGGCGGGTTGGACCTGGGCGATCTTGCTGAACGCGTCGGCGCGGGCGCCGATGCTGACCTCTCGTGTGGGTGACCAGATGGGGCGTACGTCGCGCATGTCCGAGGGGTCTTCGCCGCGTAGTCGGATGGCGATGGCGAGCATGTCGCGGATGGTGCGCGTGAAGATGCGGTTCTGCCGGTCGGCGATGCGGGTGAGTTTGCGTTCGGCCGCGGCCATGGCCTCGGCCGAGCTGGGGTTGTCGAGTGTGATGCCCATTTCGTCGACGGGCACGCTCATCTCGCTGGCGGCGAGCATGGCCACGGTCTTGAGCATGTCGGAGTGGGGTTGCATGCTGGCCTGGGTGATCTGGTTGATCTGCGGCAGGTCGCCGTCCTCGTCCTTGCCGATCGCGTTGATGGCGCTGATCAGGCTGCTCCAGGTGTCGTCACTGAACGCGTCCCGGTCGGCGCCCAGGAACCAGAGTTTGGGCACGCTGTAGAATTCGGCGCTGGCTTCCATGCGGACGACGGTGCGGAAGCCGATGTCGGTCAGGCTCATGACGGTGCGGTTGATGCGGCTTCGTCCGAACGGCCGGTTCATCTGCGGGTCGTGGATGAACGGGACGACGGTGCACTCGTCCAGATGCGTCTCGTGAGCTTCGGCGGTCCACGGCATGATGCGGCCCCTGCACCGGTACACCCTACGGGGCAGCCACACGTCGAAGCCGGTGATTCTGCCTTCCGCATCGTTCTCGGTGATGGTCAGGGCGGCCGCGATGCGCCGGTTCATGCGGTCCCAGATGGCGCTGCTCCAGTCGGCCGAGCGTGGCGTGAACACGATGCGGTCCTCGTCGTCCGGGTCGGCGCTGACGGTCATGAAGCTGCACGAGTGCGTGTAGCAGCTGACGATGCACTGGGGGATCTCCACGTCCAGCCGGTTGTCGTCGAACAGGTCCTTCAGACCGTGATTGTCGTCGCCGGGGATGCTCAGGCCTTCGAGCACGCTCAGGTCGGACAGGCTGCGCACGGCCTTGGCGGGCCAGCCGATCATCGGCCTGGCCTTCGTCTTGATGGTGTCGGGGATGCTGATGCGGAAGTCGCGGAATCTCTCCTTGGCGTCGTAGTAGGCGGTGCGGATCAGGTTGCGCGGGTACTTGTCGCGCCACACCTTCAGCAGTTGGCGGATCACGGGCATGTCCTCGTCCGCGACGCCGATGATGGGGCCGATCAGGCTGCTGGAGGTCGACAGGAACGGGCTGCCGTTGACCTTGGGCGCCATGTCCAGGCGCGTGCCGTCCGCCAGGTAGAAACCGCTCATATCATCACCTTCTGTTTGCGTCCCGGACGCCTCTTGGTCGTATACGCGCCGTGCAGGGCCAAAGTGACGGCCTGCAGGGGGCTGATGTCCACGTCCGAGCCTTTCTTCTGCCAGGCGACCGCCCCGTTCGGCCCGAGATCGCGCAGCGTGGCGCCGTGCACGGCCATCGCCAACTGAGGCTGCTCGGCGTCGGGCAGGTGGAGGATCTTGCGGTCGCGGATCATATCGAGCATGCGACCGGTCGCCGCGCCCAAGTCGCGGGTCTGGGTGACCGTGACGCGCACGTGACGTGACTTGAGATCGGGCAGCAGGCTCATGGCCGGCGACTGCGCGTCGACGACCACGGCCGCGGTCTTGGCCCAGCGTTCGGCCAACCATTCCACCGCCCAGGCCACGCCCTGCGTGCCGGTGCTCCGGTACTCCTCCACGCCCACCAGCGCGGTACCGTCAGGCTTCCTGATCGCGTATCCGATGGCCAGCGCGCCGCGGTCGGGGGGGCATGTCCACGCCGAACGCGAGCAATCCGGTCGTATCCGGCTCTTCGATGGTCTCGCCGGCCCACACGTCCGGGTCGATGACATGCACGCTCGCGGTCTCGTCCCAGATGCCCAGCGCCTCGCGTCTGAAGCTGTCCTCGGCCAGCAGGTTGCGCATGCGCAGGATCGCCTCCTCGCCGGTGCGCCGCGGGTACGAGGGGTTGGCCTTCGCCCACTGGTCGCGGTCGTCGGGGTCCGCGTCCGGGTCCGCGCTCAGCTCCACGTACAGCATGCCGTCCGAGCCGGCGAGCGCGTTGGCGCGTTTCTCCGCGAACGCTTCTGATTGGTCGCCGGGCTTGGGAGGGTTGCCCATGAGGACGACCAGCGGGTTCGGTGACGTGTTGACGATGGGGATGAGGTTGTCCAATGCCTTGACGGTGAGGATCTGCGCCTCGTCGAACACCTCGATGTCCGCGGAGTGCAGGCCTCGGCCGAACCCGTTCTCGCGCGCGCCGAACATGATCCTGCTGCCGTTCGAGAAGCGGATCTCCTGCTGGCCGTTGGCGTGTCGGATGTGGTCGACGTAGCGGGCGAGCACGGGGGTGCACGCCAGTTCGCACAGGTCGTTGAACGTCTCGTCCGATGTGCGCGTGTGGTGGGCGGTCCAGATCACCAGCGTGCCCTTGCGCCCGGCGCATAGGATGAACATCGCGGTGCCGATCATGAACGTCTTGCCGATCTGTCTGCAGCTGGACAGGACGGCGCCGCCGGCGCCGCACGCGTACCGGCCGTCTTCCCGTTTGGCGAGCAGCAGGTACAGGAATCCCTGCTGCCACAGGTCGTAGCGGATGCCGGCCTTGACGGCGGCCCGGTTGACCAGGTTGAAGTCGCTGCCGACGATGCCGGACGGCTGGACCAGATGCCGGGCGATTTCAGACAATCGACGCTCCGACATCCTCCGTCACCCCCATGGTCTCGTCATCGAACAGATTCGTCTGACCGTCCATGCCCTGCAGACGCTCGCACACGCTGATCAGCTGCCTGCTGATGCCGGGCAGCGCATTCGCCGGCGTCGATGGATCCTGCAGTGCGGCCTTGAGCCGGTCTCTGTTCATGCGCAGCACGTCTTCCATGCTGTCGTCCATCATCCGTTCGAACTCGCGACGGTCAAGCTCCGCCGGCACGGTCTCACGTTTCTCCTTGCATGCGGGCGCGCCGCCTTCCTTGCGACGCCGGTATTTGGCCTTGTTGCGGCACGACTCCGAACAGTAGCGCTGTCGTTTGCCATGTCCGGACGGGCGGAACTCCCCGCCGCAGATCTCGCAACGCATCATCCCCCGCCTTTCACCCATTACCCGGTTTCACCCATTTGCCATGTCCGGGGAGAGAAGAGCCCTATGCCCCGGAGTGGGCTGGGCGCTGGTGGTGCGGAGGGGTGCCCGTGGGTGGCCGACTGTCACAGGCCGAGCCTCTTGTATGGCATCATGGTCGGCTTGGTCCGCGTGCCCTCGCCTTGCCCGTTGAGGATGCGCCGCACCTCAGCGCGAGCCCAGTCCAGTGAGCGGGCGCCCTTGACCTGGTTGCACCAGCGGTGCGCGGCGTGCGTGTTGGTCCAGCTGTACGGGTCGCCGCCACGGCACACGGGGATCGTCTCGTCCACGACGAAGCTCATCGGATCCGGACCCTTCAGCGAATAGTCGATGGGACGCCCGCAGATGTAGCAGTCACGGCCCGCGGCACGATGCCGGGCTATCAGCCGGTCACGCCTGTGGCCGTTGCTCCTGCGCGGGTTGCGTTTCGCCATAGGTCACGCCTCCCAGCTGATAGTGGGCCTTGAACGTGGCCCTGTCGCAGATCAGGGGCAGCCACACGATACCGATGCCATTGGCATGGAACTCCGGCCGCGGCCCTTCTTCGGCCAGCGGGTAGACGAACGGGAGCCCGTCGATGAGCACCTTGTGCTTACGCCGGTCGATGACGATCTCGTGCGGAATCCTCATGGCATGACCTCCTCGTCGAACACCCTGCGGAACGCTATAGCCGCCCGGTCGAGCAGTCGTTCGAATCGTTCGGCGTCGAACATGGCGCACTCGCCCGGCTCACCGCTCAACGGCACGGGCACCTCCATGCTGGCCAACGGCCGGTCGGCGTTGTCCGTGATCTTGAGTGTGATGGTGGGCGGCATCATGCACCTCCCCTTGGTATGAGAAAGCCCCGCACCAAGGCGGGGCTACAAAGTACAAGGTACTGGGCGATTTCGCTTGCTCAGCCCTTCTTATCGGGTTTGGAACCGATGATCGAGGTCGAGAAGTCACGACCTATCGTCTGGAACACGTTGGACCACAGCTCGGGATCCAATCGTATGGATAATCCGTCTGACGTCTCCGAGCATTTCCAGCGTTCAAGCTCGTCATTGATGCTCTTCTTCTCTTCGAGCTCGGTGTTCTTCTGCTTCAACCGGAACAGCACGCACAGTACCGTCCCCGCGAGGCCGATTCCGGTCAGCATCCAGGAGAGGTTCAACGACCAGCCTGGCACCTCGCCGCTGTAGGCGCTGATAAGCGCGAAAACCCCGGAAACAAGAATTCCGGAGAACAATCCAATCCCGATATCAACCGCAGGCGACGGCAACTGCAAATCGTCCACCATCTTCTTCACGTGATCGATTTCACTGGTAAGCACTTCCACGCTCACCTCCTTGCGCTGGCGCTGCGATATCGAAAAATTCCGGTTGGAAGACAACTCGTCCCGACGCTCACGACTCTCGCTCATCATGCTCCTTATCGTCAGCATGAATCAGCCCGGCGATCATCGCATTGAACAACATCGTGTACCCGCAGCGCACACATTCCACCGGCACGACGGGAATGATTTTTGTCGGTCCGCCGATGACTATCGCCCCGTTATGGAATTGCATCATCTGCATGATGTCGTCGACGTTCCATTGGTTCCCGCCACAAACCGGGCATTCCCTGACCTTATTCCAATGGGAATCAACCCATTTCAGCGAAGCCTCTCTGACGTTGTTCAATTGTTCGTTATTCTCTACTGGCATGCTGCCAGTGTATTCCAAACATGGTGATGGCCGGCATCCATTTGCCAGTAGATATTGATGCCGGCCATGTGCGGATGGTGCAGGATTCGCACCTGCGGACCCGTCAGGGTCTCCCGCTTAGCGAGCGGGTACGTTCGGCTGCTCCGCCAACCATCCCGGATATGAATCGAGGGCCTGAACGTGATTCACTGCCATGATTCAGACCCTCTAATCCACTGACAAGTATCGGATGCACTTCCAAAAACGTCAGTCCACCGGCGTGTCGCAACGCAGCCGATCCACCACGCAAGCCAACGAGTACAGTGGTTTGCCGGCATCATCCGCGCCGGCCGGCGCGATCAGCCCACGCGTCTTCCACGAGGTGATGGTCTTGCGGCTGATCCGATACCCGCACGACCGCAATAGCCGCGCGCACTCCCCCGCCGTAAACGCCTTGCCGCTGCGTATGCTGCGCTCCAGCAGATCCAGGCGCACGGCGCTCGCCGTCTGTTCCCTGCCGCAGACGGGGCAGGTGACGGTTTCGGCGTCCCGTGTGGCGGTGACGGTGAGACCGCAGGTCAGGCATTGGCCGATGGGCGTCGCACGGTCGGGCGGGTCGATGATCCCGAGGGTTAGTGGTTTGAGCCGTTGGAACTGCGCGACGTACATGCCGATGTCCGGCAGCTGCGCGAGCCGCGGATGCATGGCGGCGTCGGTGAGGCATCCGATGACGTCCGGGCACAGGTCACGCTTCCAATCCAGGATGTCGACGCCGGTCAGGCGTCGCCACAGTCCTTGGGCGATGCTGGCGAGCAGGTCGAGATGGTCGAGCACGTCCAGGCGCAGCGGAGTCGGCGCGACCGGCGTGATGATCCTGACGGGCTGATGGCCTCCCGGATGCAAGGTCGCATCCAGACTGGCCTCCAACGCGTGCGTCCATGGCACGAACTGCAGCAGCAGGAGCGCGAAGTCGAGCTCGCACGCCGGGCACAGCGTATACCCGGCTTCGACCGGCCGATCGCATACTTGACACGTGGCTACTGACATTCCCAACTCCTTCGTCTACAATCCGGGTCCGTTACCACGCGGAGCCCTGGTGTTCGAAGGAATGCCGGGGTTTCTCTCTATTCGCCCATTCTCTCATTCTTCATGGCCTTCAGCCGTGCGCGACGCCTCGCATGACACAGGCGCGACGCCTCACGGTTCCGCGCCTTCTGCGCTTCACGCCTGTCCGCCTCTCGATCGGAGTCCTCCACGATGCGCTCCCCGTTGCGGGCACGGCGCACCAGGTCGGCCAACTCCGGGTCCGACTGCCAGTCGATGCTCATGGCCGCATCCTGTCCGAAAACAGGTCGTCGCTGTTGTTAATGGCCTGCTCGATCCGGATGGCGAGCGCGAGCGCCTGGTCCCAGCCGCGCTTATAGCCAATCACATACGCCTCTGCCATGGTGTTACATACCTGATCTTCGTTTTGGAGCGCCGCAACGGCCTGCTGTTGGATGTCGATGCTCATATGAGGGTCCTTTCCATGTCGGCCGCCCACGGATCCTTGCTGAGCGTGGACGGGTCTCGACGTTTATTCGAACATCGGTTCGATGAACTCCGGCCCGTATTTCGGCTTCGGCGCGGTCTCGGCCAGTTCCGGGTGCAGGATGATGCTCCGGCACTCCTCCTCGCCGATCTTCAGCAGTCGGGAGATCTCGCCCACCTCATAGCCGTCCTTATGCCATTTCAGGATCATCTCGGCCTTCGCCTTGCTGACCATTCATCTTCCTTTCCTTCAATCGTCCCCGGTATCTCCGCGAGGATTCACGGTTCTTCTCCGGATTCCGCTTCTGCCACGCCCTCATGTACTCGGCACGCTGATCGCGATGCGACTCCCGATATCTCCGATCCGACTCCCTCACCCGATCCGGATGCCTGAGCCGATACCTGCGACGCCGTTCCCTGGCATGCTCCCTGTCAAGCTCCCGCTGTTCGGCCGCCAGCCGACAACTCCGCGCCGACCGCTCCCACGGATCCAACGCCTCAACGCCCGGAGTCCGGCAATCAGCGATGAACCTTGACCAGTCGGCGAGCGCGATGCTGTTTTCCCCGGTCATAGGTTGTCGGCGCCGTCCACGTGATCCCAGTCGCAGTCGATGCCCGCGCCTCCATTGGCGAGGTAAGCGAGGCACGTGACACGTCGCGTGTCAGTCATGGTAATCGTGCATTGGCTGACAATATTGCTCAGATTCACGCAATCGGTGCCGTCTTTCGACGTGTCATGGGTGGTGCCGCAGGCGGCGAGCGTCAGCGTGGCGATTACCGCGATGGCGAGCGCGATAGGTTTTCTCATCTCTGATGTCCTTTCTGGAATCGGTGATCAGGGCAGAAGGCGGTGCCGTCGTAGCATGTCTGCCAGCCTCTGGCTTCGGCGTCGATGAGCGCCTGCGAGCAGGATGCTGCAGCTATGGCGATTTGACTGGTACAGCGAGGACGGTCACACGAGATCGTCCAGATGATCGCGCCGCTGGTCACGCTCATTTGCTGTCTCCTTCATGATGAGTTCGTCGGAATCGGTCTCGTGGATGCGCTCGGATTGCGCGTGGATCTGGTCGAGCAGCTCGTCCCATGTGATTTCTTTGACGGTGACGCTCATTTCGGTTCCTTTTCGGCGAGCGCGGTGATCTTGTCGAGGATGGTCTTGTATTCCTTGATGTCGCGGTTGAGGCAGGTCGTGACCCTGTGGTCGGTGGCGGGAGCGAAGTAGGCGCCGAGTGTGATCTGCTGCATGAGGAAACGGAGCGTGGTCAAGTCCAGGCGCCTGTAGTGGAGGTTGGTGAGCTGGAGTCCGAGCCCCGTCCTGATCCATTTGATGTCGAAATCGACGTTCGTGCCGGCCGGATGTAGCGTATAGCGGTCGGCCAGGTCGCCGATTACCTTGAACACCTCCTCGGCGACCATGCTCGACGGGACGCTGTTTCCGCCGAACGCTTCGTCGACGAGACGGTTTTTCACGTGCAGCTCACTGATCGCGTACGAGGTCTTCGGCGTCAGCCTGATGGCATCATGGCGGATCACCCACCTCCACCCCTCGTGGTCGATGCCCGTGAGCTTCTCTCCCCTCATGTCGGTCAGGATCATCCCGACCTCCAGCAGCTGCCCGTCGCCCGGGTCCACTGCCGTGGTCTCGGTGTCCAGCCATAGCAGCATGTCCGGCTTATTGCTTGTCATATCAGTGCCTTCCTTTCGTTGGCTTCGATGATTTCCACATGCCCCTGGTCGTCCAGGAGCACCCACCCATACAAGGCGTGCAGCATCGGCGTCTTCTTTGGGTTTTCGGTGGAGCGGAGCAGCCACCCGTACTCCCGGGCCTCCTCCGGATGGGCATGCACCCACCCATGACAGCCCGTAGTGCCGGTGCCGCACAGGTCGATGAGATTCGCCGGCGAATGCACCTCCGCCCGGCTTGCCTGCGAGCGCCGTTTCCGGTGATGCCTGGACGCCGGACGCCCGACCAGATAGGCGCCGCAGCGCGCGCAGGAGGATTCGTCGCGCAGGTCCACGAGCTGGCAGGTCAATCGGCTTGGCTGGCTCATTTCCGTCCTCCGATCCACCAGACCAGCACCGCCAGGGCGAGCAGGATGATCGCCGCAATGGTCTGGCTCATGCCGCCTCCCACATGTCGTCGCGCATGTCGCGCAATTCGTCGCACACCGCGTCCACGCTCACCCCGTCCTTGAGTTTCGCGGCGATGCCGCACGCCAGGTCGTAGCTCGTGTCCGGGTTCAGGTCGAATTTGCGCAGGATCGCGGTGACGCAAGCGCACTTCCACGTGTGCCGGCACGGTTTCGACCCCGAATCGGGGGCCGGTTTGCCCAGGCCCATCTCGTAGCCGCGCTTGAGCCACAGGTCGAACGCCGCGTCCAGGTTCGCCGGGATCGCGTTGTTGGCGAGCGCCTTGGCTCGGAACTTTGATGCCTCGAAGTCCACGTCGAGCTTGTAGTCGTCGGCGAGATCGTGGTGGGCAAGGTTGGGTTTCCAGTCGGCGAGCGCCTGGGTGCGGTCTGTGGGTTGGTTTTGGGTCTCGCGCGCGTGCGCGTACTCTCTCGGTTTATATGGTTCTTCCTTATATTGGGTTTGTGTGCAATCATGTTGCACCCCAGATTGCACCCCTGTTGCACCGCTGTTGCACCCCAAGGAGTCGTTTCGGGGTGCAGTCACGTTGCACCCCTGTTCCTCGGTTTGGGGTGCAATAGTTGCACCCCTGTCCTCGTCCATGACCAGGTCATACACCACGGGACGTTTATTGCCGGGCAGGTGCTTGACCAGACGCTGGTCTCCCCTGCGGATGATGCCCTTGTCCTGCAGGTGGCGCAACGCGTACCGCACCTGCCTGAGGCTCAACCGGCTCAGCTTCGAGATCTTCGCCGCGCCAAGCCACACGCCGCACCCCTCGGTGTCCGCATGATCGGCCATCACCAGCAGGATGCGGAACTCCGACTGCTCCAGCTCGTCCGGGTCGATGTCATATAAGACCCAGTTCATCGCCTGCAGGCTCATGATTCCCCTCCGTTCAGAAGTTCGTCGGCGAGCGCGTCGCCTTTGTCGGTGATGCGGTATCCGTCGTTCACGACCGGTTCCACGAGGCCGAGTCGGTGGAGGGCGTGGAAGGTTCGTGCCTGGTTGCCGTCCATCGGGACGGCCAGTCTGACGCGTGCGGTTTCCAGCAGCATGTACTGCATGGTTTCGGTGAGTTTCATGCTTCCACCTGCTTCCATAGGGCGATGGACGCCAGGGTGATCTCCTGGCGTGCCTGTCTGATGAGGGTGATCGCCGTGGTGTAGCGTTCGAGCACGTCCTCCGGCGCTCCGTGGTCGCGCATTTGGTTGACGTCGCCCAGCAGGCGTTCGAGCGTGCCGGGCGACCTGGTCGCAACGGCCCGACGAGACCGCGCACCTCAACCTCAACGTCTCATGATCACGATTCATCGACGCCATGATTGGCCTCCTCTCCTAAAGGGATGATGTGGAACTCGAACCGCCAAACGCCCTTGACGCCGGTCGGTTCTGGATGCAGTTGGAAGATGGTGCGACGGATATGGTCCGAATCGTCATCGGGCCACAGTCCCGCGTCGGTCATCCCGTCGATCAGGTGCTTGACGGTGGGCCATAGGTTCGGCGGGTCAGCGCGGGACACGCGCTTCGGGTAATGCTCCATGACGAGCAGGTCCACCAGCTCCTCACGGTGCAGGATGTTCAAGTGCAGCAGGTTCCGCGTGCACGCGCTGCCGATACGGCGGATCATGTCCGCCTTCCTCGCGTTCGCGTACACGTCGCCCTGCTTGCCGTTCGACTTCAGCAGGATGTTCTTGCCGACGGGGATGATGAGGATCTGCTCGCCCATCTCCCGGCAGAAATCCACGTCCAGATGCGAGTCAAGATTCATGACCATAGGAGCATCACCAGCACCCTGTAGCGGCCATCCGAGTCAAGGAACGTGGAATGGGCGCGCCGATACCGGAACGCCATGGGGTCGCATCGCCAACCGTCCATCTCGTTGTACTGGAAGCGCTCCAGATCCTCGCGCGCCGCCCGTTCCGACGAGTACGCGATCGGCCATGCATGCCACTTGCCGTGGTGCGCGTGGCACCACAGGCACGTCTCGCTGATCGTCCTGTCGATAAGACCACCCATGGTCTCCTCCTTAGAATTCCGGTTCATCGTCCGGTCCGGCGGAGGACGCGTCAGCGTCGGCGGCCCACGGGTCGTGAGGCCCGCCGATGGCCGGCTCCACCGGACTCGACTGGGATGCCTCCTGCCAGGCGGAGCCACCGAACGTGGCGCCACCCGAGTACCCGTTTTGGCCGCCCTGATTGCCCTGGAAGCCGCGCGCGGACGATTGCTTGGCCACGGCCGCCGTCGCGTACCTCAGGCTCGGGCCGATCTCATCGACCGTGAGCTTCACGATCGTGCGGTTCGTCCCGTCGTTCGCCTGGAAGGTCTCCTGTGAGAGCACGCCGTGGGCGATGACGCGCATGCCCTTGGCCAGGCTACGGCTGATGTGTTCGGCGAGCTCGCGCCACGCGGTGCAGCGCATGAACAACGCCTGGCCGTCCTCCCACTGTCCCGACTGACGGTTGAACGTCCGCGGGGTGGCGGCGATCGTGAAATTGCACACGGACGCGCCGGTGGAAACCGAACGCAGTTCGGGGTCGGCGGTCAGATTGCCGACGATCGTCAACTCCGTCTCACCGGCCATCGGTCAGCACCTTCCCGTTGCGCTCCACGCAGGACCGGCAGGCTGCCGCATTGCTGACCACGCCCGCGGCCATGTCGACCAGCGCCGGCTGATGAGTCAGATAACCGAGCCTGATGATGCCGACAGCGGCGACGTACGCCTGATCGCAGAGCTTCACCCCGCGATCCACAAATTCGTCCCGCGTCAGGTTGTCCAGATCGTCACACATCTCCGTTTCGGCCGCCATGAACGGCTCGGGCTTCTCCACCTTCGGCTGCTCCACGGTCGGCGTCGCGGACGGAAGCGTACCGGATTTGACGCTGCGGCCGCGACGCTTCTTCGGCTCGGGCCAT